AGAAAGTAAAAAAAAAAGAATAAATATTGGTAAAAAAAAAATAGATGAAAATATAACAGCAAATATTAATCAAGGAATAGCAAATATTTTTTCAAATGTTTTAAAAAAACCTGTAAATGCTAATCAAATAAATCAAATCCCAACTGCAAATAAACAAAACACACAAAATGCAAATAATGTACAAACACAAACTGTAACTAGTGAAGATTTTGGTGCATCTGCATTGGGTATTGCATTGCTACTTCCAACTGTTTTAAGTAGTGCTGGACAACTTATTAATTTTTTGAAAATGAAATTTGGTTTAAATAAAGAAAAGAAAGCAGAATTAAATACATTAAATAAACAGATTCAAAGAAAAAAACTTTACATTAAAAAATTAGATGCAAAAAATTCACCAAAAGAATTTCAAGAGTTAAAAAAATTAGAAGCCTTGTATCATCAAAAAAACGAGGAATATGGTACTTTGATTGGTAATTCTCTTCAAGAACTTGGACATAGCTTACACGAAACGTATGTTGCACCAATAAATTATGGTTTAACTAAAATTTCTGATACTGCTGCTTATTTTAAAATGAAACAACCTGAATGGCTTTCTAATCCACGAAAAAGACAACATATTGCAAATATTTTGTATGCTATATTTTGTTTGGTTTTTACTGGTATTCAAGGATGGCAACATTTAAAACATTTACCTGGTCTTACTGAGGCAATTTTTACTATAATTAAAGAAGGAATTGAAGTTGGTAAAAGTATAAAAGATATGTTTACAAGTGCTGCTGCTGTAGTTTAAAAGTAATCTTAATTAAAAAAAGAAACCCCGACTAATAATCGGGGTTTTTTATTATAAGACATTTATTTTAATCTTTATATCATGAGGCGCAACACTTGTACCACCAAAATATGGTTTTAGTATTAACTTGAATGGAAAGAGTTTTTTACTTTCTTTTTGCAAGATAATAGAATCATCTCTAAAAAATAAGTAGAAATTATGCCTTGAGATAATTATTCTTGCACCATGAAAGGTGTCATAAGATAAATTAATTTCTCTACTAATTGTTCTTATTCCATTGTCATATACATAAAGACATACTTGAAATTCTTCTTCATTTAATCTTCTCCAACATAATCTTGCAGATGATTCATGTGCGCTCCAACTATTGGATAGACCAAATAATTTATTCCAATCATAATCATCTTCATTATTAAGAGTATAGTGAGAGGATGAATCAATCATAAATTGAAACTTAATACTTCTTCTTGTTGTAAAGAATGGAAAGTTAAACCAATTGGAATAATGCTTTCCCCTTTTAATTATATATTCCATGTTAAATTTCGTATGGGCTTCCTGAATAAATAATATTTAAAAAAAATGGTATTTCATTTATTAAAGTATCCTCAATAAATCTTTTCATATCAATGAATGAATCAAATATTATTATTTCATTTTTATAAATAACTTTAAAAATATTTAATTGCTGAATTACATCAACTTTATTAAATATAATATCAGTTACTCCATTAATTCTAATGGCAGGAATTAATGTATCAAGATTCAGATAATTGCATTGTCTTTTTCTTCCTGTTGTTGAACCAATCTCTTGACCAACTTCTTGGAATCTTGGTAGTTCATTATTTTCAATTGGTTGAAATTCTTTACTTCCAACATATGTTTCATATATCTTGGCAATGCCATATACTGTTCCAATCATGTTATGATTTATTCCTGATGCGATTACACCTGCAATACCACAATGTGATGATGTTACATATGGATAATCTCCAAAGTCAATATCTAATCCCCATCCTTGCGCTCCTTCAAATAGTAACTTAGCTTTTTCTTCATGAAAGACTTTATATGTATCAATACAAGTAAATCCATAAACTGATGATTCATATCTAATACCATTTCTTAAATACTTATCACCATAAGCATAAGCAATACCAGATTTAGTTGAACCAATGGTTGAACCATCAGAATCAGATTTAATATGATTGGTAGTAATCATATGCGCTCTTTTATCAATTAGTATAAGATTGGAAATATTTTTACCTAAGAATTTTGAAAGTTCATGTACTTCTTTTTCAAGTTTAAATAAATCAATAACTGAACAAGGACCAATGATAGATGGTATATCAAAGAATATACCTACAGGAACTTGATGAGTCACAAATTTACGACCTTCATGGTAAATGGTATGACCTGCATTTGGTCCACCATTAAATCTTACCACATAATTGTAATAATTTTTATTTTCTTTACAAATGGAATAGGCGCACTTTGCTTTTGCCTCATCCCCATGTTGTAAACCAATGATTACATCTACTTTGTTCATAGTTCAAATATAATTTTTTTTAATAAAAAAGGGAGGTTTCCCTCCCTTAATATTTATTTTTCGTCTAAAAAATAATCACAGAGATTATCCATACTCATTAAACCATCTTGGTAATCCATAATCGCTTTAAGTATTTGAATTTTCTCAAGATTTGGATTAAGTACATTTTTAAGTTTTTCATCTGTAAGATAATCATAGATTTTCATTAATGATGATACTTTTGTTTTAGGTTCACCTTTAGGTGTTTTAATACCCATAAATGCCTTTACCTCATCAAGAGAAAGATTATCATCAGGATTTGGAAGTTCTGATGCTGTGATTGTGGGTATGTTTTCATCATCGACAACATTTTTTGCTTTGATGTTATTGGTGATATTAGTTTGCACATTTTTAATTTCGTCATCATCGCTTGTTGCAACTAATTCTTTAATATCTCTTGAGTATATTTTATTACCTCCTTTGTTGTCAATGGCTTGATTAATGATTTTCTCAAGGGTTTTTATACTTGACACTTGTTCCATCAATTTAACAGTTTCGCTAAATGAAATAAGTTCATCATCAATCTTAACTTGCAATGAAACAGGAATCTTTTCAAACTTTTTAAGGATTGAAATATTTGCTTGTGTGATTTGCATCATATCAGCAATCTTTTTATTATCGTAACCAAAACTATAAAGTTTGGCAATTGCTCTTGCTTTTTCAGATGTTTTAAGTTGCTTACCTGTTACACCAAGAGTTAGAGCCTTCATTAGTAGTTCATCTTCAGTCATCTTTTCAAAAATACGAACAGGGATGTCTCTCTTTGTATTTTCTTCATTTTCAATGATAGAAAGAGTTTTAAATCTTCTATGACCTTCAAATAATTTATAGACAGGTCTACCATCCTCTAATGTCTTACTTGATTCCATTACAAGGATTGGAGTTAGGATGTTCTGTTGCTTTATTGATTCATAAAGATTTTCAACATCATAGTTCTCTTCTCTACGAGGATTGAATTGGTCAATCACTTCGATTTGGTCCGAAAGGACATACTTGAATTGTTCGTTCATAAAATTATTGTTTTAAAATTTTTACAAATGTAGAAAGGGAAATCGGATTAACAACAAAAATTTTTAAAAATTCAGGGATTCTATTTTTTCTTTCTGTTCGGGCAGAATTAAATATTGTTAATTAAAGCCAATTCAAATTGCCTTGCCCTAACAAGGCTTTCAGCCTTAATGTAACGATTATTTTTTTTATAATAAATATATTTATGAAGTGTTTTGTTTTTAATTGCTGTTGTAGCATTTCCAATACCTAAACAAAAAACAAAATGTGCGTGTGCAAGTTTCCACTTGTAAGTGCTGTCTTTAAATTTATTATTTACTTCTGCTATTGCTTTGTTAAAATCTTCTTTTAGTATTTCTAATGCTTTAGTAGAGTCAATCTTTTTATACCTTTCTTCTTTTAATAATTTATGTCCATATCCTATAGTTTTATAACCTGCTGGACATCTATATACTTTAGGCATAAATTTTTCTCTTTGTTTTAACTCTTCAATACATAGATTGTAAGTCTTTAAACTATCATTTTCTTCAAATGTGTAATAACATTTTGTTTTACATCTTTTTTGAAGTTTATTATTTTCAATTTTAAAAAATAATAAAATTATAAGTATTGCACATACTTTATTAAATCTATTTCTCATAAAATTTTTGTTTTTTTGTAAATGTATGGGAATTTTGGGAAACTCCAAGAATTTGGAGAAAAAAAATTAACTTTTTATTTTAAATAGTCTATTTATAAAAAAAATACTATATTTATAAAAATTTATATGAAAATGAAAGATATTAAAAAATTTGGACTTGTTGTAGTGTTTGCAGTAGCAATTTGCTCACTAGTATACTACTTTGCAAGCCTTCCAAAACAACAATCATCAACTAATGTTGATTCTACAACTGTACAATGCGATTCGGCTTGTCTTATTGATTCAACTAGTAAGGCTTGTTGTAATTCCGCTAAAGTTGATAGTGTATCTAAATAATATACTAACTTAAACAATTATTTTAACCTCTGAGAAATCAGGGGTTTTTTATTTTAATTTTGGCAGATATTATCTTCTGTCACCAATAATTCAATTTTAAATTTTGAAACCATTTCATTTTTTAAGAATAATGTATAATTCTTAAAAAAGTGTTTGATTTTCATAGTATTTTGATGTTCATTCATTATATTAAATGAATAATTTCTAATTTCTTCTAAGGTTTTATAATCAAAATCAAATAAATCAAACTCTTTAGTTAATTTAAAAAAATCATCATCTTCATTTGTTGATAATAGTATTTCACTTATAAGATTTTCTGATAGTCTAGGGTTCACATCAATTTGTTCTGAAAATTCCCATATACTATCAAATAAATCAGATATAAACTTTTTGTCTATATAATAATTATTATTTTCTAAAGTTTCTAAATATTTATTATCAACATCATCTGTTTCAGATACCTTTGAATAAAATTCACCATATAAAAATGATTCAAATAAATGATAAGTATTTAATGTACGATGATACTTTCTTCTTATAAATACACTTTGTTGCATTTGTCTTCATTTATTATAATTAGACTAATCTTGTGTGAAGAGCATTTACAGCTACCAATTTATTATCTTTTACAGATGATAAAATCAAATCCTGTACTAAACTAATGTTTTCATTTAGTTGCATAATACCGCTATATTCAATATCATAAACCATTAGCTTACCAAAATTATCTTTATCTTCATCTGAAAGATGACAAAGTGGTTCAACTTGTTGATATTGACTGTCCTCTGTTTTGGTAACATAGGATGCTGATGTGAAATCCCAAATAGTTACAAAGTCACCTTCATTCTTTTGTTCATTATCTAATAATTTCTCATAGGATTCTACTTTCTCCATAAAGAATTTTTGCGCTGAAATTGAATGCATAATTTGACCGATTTTTGCTTTTTTCTCTTCCTGAACAAATTCCCTTAACGCTTCAAGAAATCTTTCTTTAGGAATTTGTTTTACAATTATAGCAATTAATTCCTCAGTATCAAAAAACAAAAGAAGAAAATTTTTCACAAAATTTAGTAAGTATCTCATAATCAGTTAGTAAAATTTAAAATTTTTAACTATTTTAATATTGTTGTCTATCTTTTGACAATATTGGGGAAATGAAATTACATCATCATTGGACAACTCAAACCATTCACCATTAATTTTATTAAATTTGTATCTATTATGTAATGCTTTCTCAACATCACTATAGTATTCACAAAGAATTTTATGAACAATTTTTAATTTATTATCATTTCCTGTTTGAAGTGTCTTTACTCTTCTCTCAGGATTATTGGATATACCAATTTTATAATTATATGTATTTGAATCTGATATCAAATAAACGTACTTTTTCATTTACATAAAATACGTCTAATTACTGTTTATTGAATTCATCAAATCCACCTTTACCTGCATTAAATTCATCTCTCCTTGCAAGTTCTTCTTTTAATTCTTTAATAAAAGAATTAATAGCACTTCTTGACAAATTTTTTGCAATATATTTAAAATTCATTGAAACCAACTTCCTCTTCGTTTTAAAATCTTCCATTTATATATTAATTTTATATAAATAGGTAATTAAGATTATTAACTATAGTTTTTAACTAAACTTTCTTTCTTATCAAGCATTAATCTAGCACAATGTTCTTTATCTTTTGTATGTATTTTAAATTTAACTTGGTCACCATCATGAAAAATAGATTTTAATACTTCTTCGGCATTACAATTTGGATTAACTAAATTTATAGTTTTATAGGCATCATCAAAATCTACTTTAATAGTCTTTGGATTATTCTTATATTTGTTTTTAAGCATTAAAAAGATTGATGTGGCAAACTCATCCATTTTCATTAATTTCTTATCAACACGCATATTATCAAATGGATTATAAATGATAATCCATTTATCTTCCTCAATACTTAACTTACCCCACATAGGGTTATAGGTCTGTCTACCAAAATAATTATCATTTTCTTCTGATGCTTTTGTTTTAGCAGCCTCTTTTAATAAATCTTCAAAATTTTCCATATTTCTTTTTAAATGTTTTAACTAATTCCTTGATAACATCAATTTTTACATTATCATCAATATAGTCTTTATTGTCAATTACTTTATCAATTATCTTTTTCTTTTCTTTTAGAATCCTATTCACATCCTCATCAATTGAATCACGAATGATAAGGTTATAAACCATTACATGGCTCTCCTGACCAATCCTGTGCGCCCTTGCATAGCATTGCTCATTGATTGATGGAACGTAGTTCTGAGTAATCATAAACACGTTTGACGCTCTTGTCAATGTAAGTCCTGCATTGCCTGTCTGAACGGTTAATAATAGGTTCATTACATCGCTATTGTCTTTTTGAAATTCATCAAGGTATTCTTGCCTTGTTTCTACATCTACATCACCTGTAAAGAGTCTTGAGTTGTCAGGAGAATATTCATGAACCTTTTTTAGTGTTGCTTTGAATTCATCAAATATAATTAATTTTTGACCTTCTTCATTGTATGATTTAATAATATCATTTAGGTAATCTGTTTTTAATGATGATGTGTATTGTCTAAGTTTTTGTAAGACAGTTAAAAAGTGCATCTTATCATTTAAATTATCAGATACTTCAAGTTTAGATAAATCAAGAGTCTTTATACCGTTTTCAATATCAGCATATTCAGTCATTTGTTCATCGCTCATATCAATGTAAACTTCATTAACAAGCAATGATGGTAAATCTTTTAAAACGTCAGTCTTCTTAACCCTAAACATTACTCCATCCATTTTATTGAATAAAATATCTAAACTAATATCTTTATGGGATTCATATCCAAATCTACCTCTTTGCATTCCGCAATAATTCTCATAGAAATTCTTTTTATTCTTTATTTCATATGGAGAAAGGAGATTTAGTTGTGTATAGAGTTCAGTTACCCTTGAAGGCATTGGTGTACCTGTGAGTAAGAAAATGAATGCAAAATCAATAGATTTAATTGTGTATAGCAAATTCTTTGTTTGATTTGCTTTTTCATTCTTAATATTTTGAGATTCATCAAGAATAATTGCATCAAAATTTGGAAATGCTTTTTTAAATTTCTTTTCAAATGAATTTTTAAATACCGATGGTTTATTTCTAAAGAAATTATAATTTACAATGATATATTTTGCATCTTTAATTTCACAGTCGTTCTTTTTATAACCATAGATAAAAACTTTTTTATGTTTGGTAAATTTTCTAATTTCATTTTGATAATTGAACTTTAGACTGTTTGGTACAACTACTAATACTTTTTTAATTTGTTTTGACATTTCACAAGCTAATATACTTGTGATTGATTTACCACAACCTTGTTCGAATCCAAGCATTGCTTTCTTTCTGAATAAAAGAAAATCAGCACCTATGCATTGATAATTGAATGGGTTAATACCATCTTCCAAAAACTTCTTATAATGATTTACATCAACTTCTCTATCAAGTTTTTTTATCTTCTTAGATTGTTCATCTAATGATTTTTCACTATCACCTTTCTTATTTTTTTCTAATCTTTCTTCAAGAAGTTTATCTTTTAATTTGATAAAATCATTTCTGTCTTCAAATGAATTAAATTTGAAAAATATATCTTTTTCACCTTTATAAGATTTAATTAATTCAAATAAATCCAAACAATGAACTTCCCAAGAATTATCAGACTTTTCAAACTTTGCGTTCTCAAATTGTTTAATTCTTTGGATTAATTCTAAAACATAAGGAAAAGATAGGGAAAAGTTTCTGCTCTTCCCTATCCTTTTTACTTTGATATTAGTCATCTTATTAAGATTGCCCTTTCTTTCTTTTGAAGGTTTCAATCAATATTTCTTTAGCTTTCCTTTCGATAACATCTTTGAAAGCACTTTCAATTAAAATTTTTAACCTATCTTCTGAGAAAATTTCATTAAATAATATTGAGTTTACTTCTTGACTTACAAGTCCTCTAATAGACCTTTTAATTCTACCTAACTCTTCTTTCAAGATAGTCCTATTATCATCGTTTATAGGCTCTTCATATCTTGGAGTTGGTATTGATTTTGTTACTTCTTTTGATTCTTTGATGAATTCTTCGTATTGTGTTTCTATATTTCTTGTAGGAACTTTTTGTTGTGTTTGCCCTCTACTGCCTGATAATAATGCTTGAATGTCATCGGGTGATACTTGTTTTTTATTAAGACCAATCTTATCTGATTTAGTTCTTGCTAAAATTTCTGTAATTGGGACTTGTCTTTCCCTTTGCTCTATAATAGGGGCAGCTTGTGTTTGTGGGTTTTTATTTGATGTTGGTTTCTTTTTGACAACACCGTTATTAGTATCCATATTATCAGCAACTTGATTGATTTTTTGAATTTTCTTTAACCAAGCCTCAGATAACTGAGCGGTATTTTCTGTTGGGCTTTCTGCACCACCTAATACCTTTAATGCTTTTAATCCTATTTGACTCATGATATATAATACGTTTATTTTTTCATTTGTAAATCAAAAATACTAATAACGTCCTTTAATGATTTACTATATGTTTTATTTAATTTTTGTTTATTTGGGTCAATTTCAAATGTGTTAGTTGTGTAGTTTAGACTTTTTATACCATCCAAACGAAACATTCTCCATTTAACTCTATCTCTTTGTGTACCTATGAGATATCTTGATTTTGTTTTTCTTGGACCTTGTGCATTCAATGTTTTTGATGAACTATTTCTTATCCAAGCGTAAATAACTCTTTTACCAAATTTATTTGTACCAATAGCATAAATCTCAACGTCTCTATAGAAGGTTGGTGGTTTATCTGGGTCTTGAGGTGGTGTATAGGAGAATTTCATCACTCTTTGTGATTTCATTGCATCTATTATCCTCTTTTCTAAACCTGCTATATTTTGTTGTTCGGTAATTAGTTTCCGTAATACTAAATGTTCTAAGTATAATAATTTACTTTTAATATTTAACATAATTATGGATATTGAACATCATTTAAATCATATTCATTAGCTGGTCCTCTTTGATATTTATTTTGTGTTATTCTACCTGGAGAATTAACACCTATTCTGGCATTTATATCAGCTAAATCACCTACTTTATTATAGGTGTTTAAATCATTTGGACTAACAGGGTCTTTTCCATATTTATCACCATCCGATTTTGCATTAGGATGATTTTTATCATATGGAAAGTTTTCTTTAGTTCTGTAAGTGCCAATATTACCCAATTGAGGTCTTCTTTGGTCACCTATTTGCATTAATTTAGTTGCCATATTATTTTTTGTCTATTTGTTTTTCCAATTTGTTAAGTTCTTCATCAAGTAGATTTTTAACAAATCCAATTGTGTTGTCCTTTATTGTTTCATTCATTGTTTGCCTATTTTCTGAGAAAGTACGATTTTGCTTTCCCTTAAAATTTAAAAGATAATCAAGTCTTTTGGCATTGTACTCTTGTGAATTATAAGATTTTTTTTTCATATGAGTTTTAATATAAATAGATAGAATTAAAACTATTTACAATAAAATGATTCCAAAAGGTGCTAAATATGGAAATAAAGTTTTTATACCTAACATAGGTGTAGAAAGAGTACGAGAATTATTAGATGATACTGACCCTAAAACAACGTTCTTACCTGAAACAATTTCAATAATTGATTTAGATACTGAAATAGTGAATGTTTTAAATGAAGGTAATCTTGCAATTGTTTCTGATTCAAGAAAACAAAAAGTACCTGCTTATATTTTTGGTGCTGAAAAATGGAGTGAATTTGCTAAAACTTGGCAGTATACAGATGATGATAAAAATCTTGTATTTCCAATTATTACTATTCGTAAAACAGAAACTAAATTTGGTTCAAGATTAGGTGATAATAGGTCTTTCATATCCAATGAAAGAACTTTTGAATATACAAGAGTTCCTGTAAAGGATAAAAATAATGGTATTATTGGTTATGAGATTTTTAAAATTCCTAACCCAACACCAATTGATATTGATTATGAAATAAGAATGTTTAGTGACTTTTCAAGAGATATTAATAAATTTGATGAAAAATTTATGCGTAAATTTCAGGATAAACAATTCTATATCAATGTAAAAGGACATTATATGCCTGTATTTCTTAAAGGAAGTTCTGAAGAACATGAAACTGATATGGAAAAAACAAACTTCTTAGTTAGAATACATAATATAAGTTTGAGAGGTTTCATTATTGATGAAAATGATTTTGAAATTATTCGTGCTAATGAAAGGATAATTAAAGTTACCGAAATTGACGGTAATGAAGTGGAAAGAAAAACTTATCAAATAAAAAATGGCAGCGATTAATCCTAAAAATACTTTTGAAATATATTATTATTTTGATATTTTTTTAACTGAAACTTATAAAAGTTTAGGTCAACTTGAAGCTATTACAAATAACCAAATAATTGGTCAATTAACAGCTATAACTTTTAATCAAAATCAATTACAATTATATGATACTATACCACAAACAAATATAACAGTTTCAGGTCTTACTACTTCAAGATTAGCTGAAGTAAAAAGTTTTGACCCAATTGTACCTTATAAAGTTGGTGTAAATGGTGTTATATTGGTATTGGATAGTTTAATTATCTATGAAATTGATGGTATAACATATCAAACTTTATTAGATGGTTCTAATACAACTTATTATTCTGTAACAAAACCAACAAATAATTTTGATTATCAAAATGTTATTAGAAATGATGATTCAGTATTTGTTGATTTAAAAAAGACTTTAAATGCAATGGTCATAAACAGAAATAATATACCTGTTTATGAATATATGGATAAAATAAATAATTGTGATGAATTAGCTGATTTACTTGACATTTTTTAGTCTATTTAAAGAAAAACATAAATGGCTTTAGGTGTTACAGGTATTATTAGACCTTCTACGGTAGATTTAGCAGATATTGAAGTATTATATTCTTTCACTCCTGATAGAATAACAAAACCTGACGTTTTCTCCTTTTTAGTTACTGAAAATGTACTTGAAAAAAGATTTGTTGCATTAGGTTCAAGTCAAGTGCTACAAGGAATGTACACTTTGAAATTACCCTCTGATGTATTTAAAGAAGTTGGGTATTATACCATAATGATTAGACCTAAACAAATTAGTACCACTATTTTAGATTGTGGTGTCTTATCTCAATTACCTGACCAAAAAGGACTTATTCTTGATACTAATGAAGCAAATATTATTAATTTAACTCAATCTTTTAGTCCTGGTGGTTTATGTGGTTATAGAATAGAATATATAAATTCAACAGATGGTAGTATAACTCCAAATTTATTTACAACTGTTGCGTATTCTAATAGATGTGAAGCAGTTTCACAACCATCTAATGGAGCAACTCAGAAATCTGTTGTATATAAATTTAATGATGCAGGTAGTTTATTATTTTTATCAGTAACCCCTTCTTCTAGCCCATCTATTAAACCAAATGCATTACCTTATATTGGTGTGGCAGGTCAACAAATAATTATATCAAATACTTATTTTGACCCACAAGTTATTGATATTGAATTAACAGAATATGACCTTAAAAAGATTGCTCTTCTTGTTAATGGTGAAAGAACACTTAATATTGAAACAGGTATTGAGAATATTTATGATGATAGTAGAAATATCTTGGCTCAATCAACTCTTTACGATATTAAAGATGAAACTCAAAATCCTCTTTATAAAGTTAAACAAAATAACACTACTATTGATACAGAAGAATCTTGGGAAAGTATCAATAATAATGTTGAAAATGGTTAATTAAAAAATTATTTTAAATCAGCATCTGATTTATATGGAATGTATTTTGTAGCACCATTAACTTTTCTTGCAACTAAAATCTGTTTTCTTTGCTTACCTGTTGATTCATAACTAACATGAACCCAATCGGGTTGTAAAGCATTACCAAATTCATATATTAATTGGTCGAATGTTAAATTAGCTTTAATATAATCAAATATTTGTTTATTTGTAACTTTGCTTCCATGACCATCCATATCAATGTCAATTGCCTCACCACTAGAGTGTTGTGATGTTGCTGATGCTCCTGGAGTTGCTTTATTTAAAGCTGCGCTTCTATAACCTGAAGAAATATAAATTGGTACGCCAAAATGTTTTCTAATTGGTTCAAATACATTCTCAGCCAATTTTTTAAAGTTTTCGATATGTTCAGGTGTAGGTTCATTTGAGATACCTAATCTTTTTGCTGTGTTACTTCTTGTAACTTCATACAGTTCTAAATTATCCGATAATTTCATATATTTATGTGTTATTTGCGATTAAAATTTCATGTACTCTTTTGACCATATCCATTATATTTGGTACAGTATCATGTGTTGATATTTCGGAACTGTTTACCCAAACATAACCTGTATGTTCATCATTTATTTTTATTCTATCGCTATTATTTGTTTTTGCGATAAAAACATAAACAAATGTATTTCCTTCTATTGTTGAATACACTAACTTTGGTTTTTTGACAGATAAGTTAGTTTCTTCTTTTATCTCTCTAATGATTGTTTCTTCAGGTATCTCATGTTCTTCACAACCCCCACCAACTAATGCAAATTTTCCTGCCATCCATTCATCACTTTCTGACCTCTTTAATAAAAGAATTTTATTTTCTTCATTAAAAAGAATACATACACAAGCAAATCTTAATTTCATCGGGAAATCTAATTCATCATTTTCCATTAGTTTTTTTGGTTTTAATTCACTTAATATTTTATTTTTAATTGATTGTTGTTTTGGTGCTTTTAAAAATGATTTACTATGTTCACTTCTAAATTGATTTTTAAAACCTGCAAAATTTGATTTTACTTTTTTGCTTCTTTGAATAGGATTTCTTAATTCTTTTAATTGAGATTCAACCCAATTCTTCATCTTATTACCACCCATTATCATAAAATCAATTTTATTTTGTTGGCGGTGTCTTTCTCTTTGTCTAGATTCTAAATCTAAATCTACTTCATCAATAGTATCAAAAAAGTTTTTAACTCTTTTTAAATTTTCATATGTTAAAAACTTATTTTTAATAACATTACTGGCTTTTTGTTTTACAGATGACTCTTTATCTTTATTTTTTAATAAATTCTTACTTATTTCCTCAATTACATGTTGAGGAACTGCATATTTTTTATCTTTTTTTTCTAAATTAGAATTAGCCATTAATTATCATCAATTAATCTACTATTTTTTTTCATTATTTTTTTGCACAACTTATATTTAGCTTCTGTTGGTAAATCCTCAATATCAATATTTTGAATCAATTGAACAAAAACATTATACATTGTTTTAAATTTCTTAGGTTCATCTTTAAGAATTTTTACAATGTTTTCAATTGATGAAACTAAATCATCATTATCAATATGTGTATCATCAATTAAATCACCATTATCATCATAATCTTTACCCATAATTGAATCTTCAGATACCATACCTAAATATAAACCAGGATATGTAAGAATTGATGACCTTTGTGCAGGGTTTGCTACTTGTCTTGCTGATTTATCTTGTGTATTTGCTGCATATATTTCACTATTTCCCATAGGAAATCCTTCTGTATCGGGTATACTATAGGTATCATCCAAAATACCTTCTTCTATTTCTAGTTTAGGTTTTTTGATTTTTTTTTCAACCTTTTTATTAAATTTTTCGGCAATCTTCTTTAATTTATCTTTATCCATTAGATAACTATTTTTATATAAATAGTTGTTATCTCAATGTTTTCAAAAGATAATTAGGTTTTGTTTTCCACCACTCTTTATGGTTAAGTATAAATCCAATAGATTGAAAACAATTTACGCTTTCTTTATTGTGTTTCTTATCCAATAAATATTTTAAATACCTTGCATTATAATTTGCACCTAATATTTCATTAAATCTACCAATAGTACCAAGTGTTACTTTAAATCTTTTAACTAATAATTTTCTTTCATAAACTTCTTGCTCCTTTAAAAATCTATCAAGAGTTTTTGAAACAACAAATCCTGAACCTATTGCCTCACATATATATAATTTACTATTAAAATCTCTAACTAAAACACAATGATTGTATTCAGATTTTAAAAAAAATCTTATCAACCAATAATAAATCTTATTAATGATTGACACACCCTTTTCATTCCTAACAAATACGATATCCCAATCTTTAAATGTCATTTTATAACCAAGTTACAATTTGTGCTATGCCGTAATTGTTAAATCTTTCATAGATATCACCCCTAGTTATCATTTGTGATGATAAATTATCAATAGCTACAGGGTTTGCTGCAATAATATCAATAAAATAATCTGCTTCACCCATCGCATTTGGAAATGATGAATCTACATATTCTCCTGTTGCAGGATTAACATGTGTTGAATTATCTGCCCTTAATGTAAAAATATAATCAGGTATTAATGTATATTCAACATCAATACCATTTTCTTCTTTAAAATGTTTAACCAGAACTCTTAAATCAATAAATATTAATTCATTGGCATTATATTCATCAGTAATTATTCCTGACCTTTTTGCTTTTCTTTTTATGTCACCATCTAATGGATGATTTGATATATTTATTAAGTTCATGTTAGTTTTTTATAAATAGTCTATCTATAATTACCTGTTTTATTTTTGAATTTGGTTGTAAAATAATTATAAAGAAGATTTACTTGTTGAGGTGTTGTATATGAATGTGATATAAAACCTTCATGTGTTTTAGTTGCGGAAAATGCAGGACTAGAACCTATAGAACAATCAAGGGTATAACCACCTACATTATTAGAACCAGTTATGGGATACACACCACTGGTCATTGTTCCACTCGTTATTAAGGTATCATTGATATAAAAATAATAAGTGTTTCCTGTTATTGTATACAAAAATAAAGATGTTTTTTGTGCATATGCGGATATATTAAAAGTAAATTGTGAAACATTTTTTATATAAAAATTTAAAATAGTTGAAGTAACACTTTGACCGAAATTAAATAATCCTTGAAAACTATATCCTCTGCCTAACCCTAAAACAGGCGAACCAGCAGCTTGACCCGCCCAATAAAGATAAGAACAAAGAGTAGCTGCTGAATTGGGTGCAGTAACAAACGTATTTATAAGGGGTGATATCATAACAATAACACCTCCAGTAGTACCAATACCAAATACACCTTTATTAGTATCAAAACTTGACCCTGAGAATTGGTTTGTAGTTGTTGATGTAAAGGTTTCTTGAATTGTGCTACCATTTATTGTTACACCCTCTATAGAAGTTACACCTGTAAAATAATAAAATTTTCTACCATTTCCCGATATATCGTCAATTCTTTTTACTTGTGTTTGACCTGTTAGTGATACATTGGTTGACCCTGTTGCAGTTGAAAACATATTTCTATAATCTGTGGTATCTACATGGACTTGTAAGGAATCTCCATATATTTGTCTTGGTCCAACTAATATTGTTGGTACTGTATTTCCTAAACTTGAAAAAGTATTTCCTGAGATATCTAATAACATATATTTTTAATTTAAAATTTCTAAAGTTGATTCGTTTATTGTTATTGTGTTTAATGGGTCTGCTACATCTAATGTAGCCGTACAATCAAATACTTTGTCAGATATTGTATCAATTGTTGCATCCTGAGAATAAATACCAAATATAACAGGGTCACCATCAAGTGTTGATGGTGGTCCTGTTAAAAATAATATTTTACCACTACAAATAACCAATCCTGAATTTCTTATTGTAAATGTAGAATCAATTTCAATTTCTGATACATAAGCACCGCCAACACTAATAGTTGATGAACTAGAGATTACAGTTGACCCTATTTTTAATCTAATAGTTAAAGTTACAAAATCTCCTGAATCTATAGTTCCCCTTGCATTAAATCTATATTTTCTTCCAACCCCTAATTCGGGATTATAAGGATTTGTTGATGCAAGTAATGTTGTTGACCCTGTTAAAACAGGTGATATAATTGATGTCTCTGATGCCGTATTTGCGATTGTTAGAGATGATAAGGCATTAAATAAACCAAATGAATTAATGTATTTTGTTGATAAAGTACCTGCTGTATCAGTTTGTAAAATTGAGTTAGATAAACCTGTTAAACTAATATTATTATCTTTAAAAATAAAATCAGTAGATATATTATTTTTATAAAATTTTAATGTATTACCTGATGTGCTATACCATATACTACCATCAGATGGATTTGTTGGTTCACTTGAAAACGCTGTAAATCTTAAATGTGAAATAGTTGTACTAGATTCAATCAATAATCTTGTTGTTGTTGGTGCTGCCACATTACCAATTACCATTGACCCTATTGTCGTATCAAGTCTGAAAAAACCACTAGTTGTTAAAAAAAATGACGCATTAGATATATAAAATCTAGATGCTGTTGTGGGTGGTGAAATAAGTACTATTGTTGGGGATGCAGGTGTTGATATAGTAAAACCTCTATCACCTAATAATGTTCTTGCGGCAAGCAGCCTTGTTGTTGTAATTGATGATAATACACTAGCACCACCACCTATATTTAATAATTGATTTACAAGGGTTGGTGAACCTCTACTAATTAAAATATCACCATCATTAGTAGTTGATGGTGCAATAGTAATATTTGGACCTTCTAATAAATTTCTAAAAACTAATGTATCATTTGGGTTTATTGTGGTTGATAACCCTGAAAAAAAACCGATACTATTGGCATTTGTACCAATATTTATTCCACTTATAATTGTACCACTTCCTGTTGATGATGCTGATATAGCATATTGAGTATCTGAACTATAAATAGTTACACTTGGTGTTGAAATAAATGTATTTCCTAATTGTTTATAACTTAATGGCATCTTAACTATAAATAGTTAATTTAAATACTCTAGTGTTGCTTCATTAATTATATAAATATTATTGGCATTAGTTTCATTTTGTAATGTTAAATCAAATGCCATATCATTAGTTGTATTAATTGTTACTTCACCTAAAGAAGTTATTGGTGCTATTGGAGATTTACCTGAAACTAAATATTGATTATCTGTTAACATTTTACCACTACCAATAACCTTTCCTGATACACCAGTATTTCTAATTGTAAAAGTACAATCTATTTCAAAGTATTTTGAAGAAATATTACTTTCTAGTATTGTCGTAGAACTTGCAATAAGAACCGAACCCAATTCCATTTTTGCAATTAGATTCCCTGTTGATGTTGCCGTAGTTGTAATTAAACCTTTAGTATTAAATCTGTATTTTTTACCAGTTAATAACTGAGGATTTGTCCCATGAGATGACCTATTTAATATAGTTGACCCCAAAATAAAACTATTATTTGTATTTATTGTAGAGAGTTCACTTAAACCTGATATTGTTGTTGAAGTTATAACATTAAATACACCTAAAGAATTAAAAAATCTTGTAGCATTTAATGTACCACCTGTATCAACTTCAAGCAATCTATTTCCTACTGTTGCTGATGTTAAAATATAGTTATTATCCTTAAAAATAAATGGTGTTGGTGCTGATGTTGATTTATTAAAAAATAAACTATTACCACTTGTTGTATTATACCAAACATCACCTGCTGTTGCGCCTGCATAAGCTGTTGCAAAAGCTGTAAATCTTAATTGTGAAATAGTTGAACTACCTGCTGCAATTAATAATCTTGATGTTGCATTAGAGGTTGGTGTATTAAAACCAATTGTCATTGTACCATTAGTTGCATCAATTTGATAAAAATCATTTGTTGTTAATAAACCACCAGTACCTGCAATAAATAATCTATTTGCTGTTGTATTTGAAGGTCTTACTAAAACATTACTACCTGATTCCACAGCTTCAATTCCATTAGAACCTGATATTGTTCTTGCAATTAAAACACCTGATGTAACTGAGGATAAAACATTTGAACCACCACCAATATTTGTTATACCTGTAACACCATTAATAGCACCTGTTGCTCCCGATATCACAATATCATTACCCGAAAGATAAACACCAATATTTGAACCTGATAATATTCTTCTAAATACTAAATTTGAACCACTAGCAGCAGAAAATATGGCAACACCTGTTCCTGCATTTGTTCCACTTATAATTGTTCCACTTCCACTTGCTGATGCTGAAATAGCATATTGAGTGCCTGAACTATAAATATTAATATTTGGTCCTGCTACGAATAAATTTCCTGCTTGTCTAAAACTTAATGGCATTAGATATAATTATTTATATTTGTTTGATAAAACTTAGTTGTTGCTGTATTATATTCAAATGTTATACTATCATAATTAGAACCATTAATTATTGCATCTAAACCACCTTCTGTTTTTATGATATTACTGTTTTGAAACGTAACAATTAATCCTGTTTGTGCAAAAAATCTAATAGATGGTGTTGGTAGATATGAACCAATAGAAGCATCAGCAGTAAATGCAGTAACAGTATCTGTTGATGTTAAAGATGTTAATATAATATTATCATATGTATAATTTGGACCAAGATTAACACTTTTTGAAGCTGAAGTTATACCTGTAGTAAAATAGGTATTACTCCTGCTAAAAATTATCGTACCATTTGATTCACTAATTGCAACTCCTGTTCCTGCTGATATTGTTTTATAAATTAATACATTATTTGTTATTGATGATAATATTTGAATATTACCTGTACCTGCTGAAGTTATTCCACTAACATATGTTCCAATTATACCACCTCCGCTACCTGTTGTAGCACTAAAAAGTATTACACCTGTTGAGGATGATATAATTCTTAAAGTTGATGGTGTTTGAGAACTTAAAGTTGCAAATGATAGACTTGTTGTATCTGAAGAAAATAAAACTTTTACACCATCACCTAAACTTGTGCCTGATGTTGTTCCTGAACCGCTAGTAATGCTTCCTGTACCACCTGATAAAAGATTAACACTTGTTGAACTATCTTTTCTAAAATAAAGTTGAGTACCATTCCACCATAAGTCACCAATTTGTGGAGATGATGGGTCTGTTCCTGCGCTAAGATTGATATGTGGCCTAGTTGTTTGTGATACACCAATATCTAACCATGCACCTCTTGTTGTTGATGATAAAGTTACACCTGATGCTAAAACTAATGTACTACCAATATATGCTCTATCGCTTTCAGCAAATAAAGACCAAGGTGCATTAGTAAAAGATGTATTACCTGATTGTTTTATATTTCTTTTAAAAACATCTGGATTTGGTAATGTGGTTTTACCTTCAATATATATGGATGCAAAACTACCTATTAGTGGTGCGCTGAAAGGTCCACCAAGTGGTTCAGTTCCATCAACCAATGGCTTTGTAATATATATATCATACGCTTTTTTAATTGGTGAATTAGCGTATACACTATTAAAATAGCCTAATTGAATAGTTTTAAAACTTTCTATTGTTTGTGCTACAAATGCTGTTTTTACTCTTGATTCAAAATAATTACCAACTAATTTAGAATTATAGTTTGAAGGTGGATTGTCATAAAAATTATAAATATTGTATTTACCAACAATATTTGTATCATATCCATTTGATTCAACATAAATGTTTTCTAAATTACTTACAACAGTACCACTAACATTAGAATTTAGGACAGACTGATAGTAACTATTTTTTAAAACAGTAAGACCACTAATAGATTCTGCTAATAAATTTGTACCAGCATCGGCGTAAATTTTTTCACTAATATAACTTACTCCACTTATTGTTTCAAAAAAATCTAATTGACTATCATTTGGTTGAAATAGATTATATATATTATGGTCAAATGGTGAGTCAAATACATCTAATGATGTTTGTGGGTCATTTCCTATGGTTATACCACTAATAAATTCTTTTTTACCATTAATAGTTTGATTACCTTCGGTCATTACAAAATTAGCATCTTTTTTTACATCAGGTATTGTATATGTTCTTGATGTAATTGGTGTTGTATGTGTGCCTAATTTTACTGTAATACCTGAATTATTAGATGATGTATATGAACTATAAACAATAGGACTTGATGTTCTATAAATTGATAATGCACCTTCATTACCTGTATCAACTTCTATTGGGCTATTAATTGTAATTAAATCTGTTGCTTGAGTTATGGTTACCCTATTTGTACCTGTTAATGCTCTTCCAACTATATTTTTATTACTAACACTAGCTAAAACACCAATGCCACCTGTTGCATTTGTAGAACCTGTAATTGTTGAAGTTGAAGATGAAGTTGAAGAATCACTATAAATAATTAATTTTCCATTAATTAAATTAACACTTGTAGCACCACTACCTTGTAATGGATATAAAAAGTAAGTTGAACCAGTTTTTCCACTAATAATACTTGTACCACCTGTAAGTGATACAATATCTGTTACAGCATTTGTTCCTGAAAAGTTTAAACCTATACTAATTAAACCATTAGATTCTGTTATTGTAATTCCTGTACCACCTGTTAATGCTTTTACAAGTAAACTATTACTTGTAATTGATGATATAAAGTTTGTTCCACCTGAAAATAATGTTAAACCTGTTATGGTTTCAAGTTGTGGTGTAAATTTACTTCCGTTAAATTTTAAAACTTGACCATTACTTGCTCCTGTTGTTTCAATTTCAACATTTGTAACAAAAAGTTTATTTTGAACATATGAACTACCACTTGTTGTAACTCTAAATGCATTTGCTCTTGAACCATCTGATGTTCCATTACCAACAATAAAATAATCAGTTGTATTTGGGTTATTATATTGACCAACAACTGTTTGTGAATTACCTGATGCTTTTGCTCCAAGACCCATAGCAATTGAATCTTGTCCTATTGCTTTTGATTCTCTTGATGGTGCAAATGAATATTGTCCTATTGCTTCTGCATTATATGCTACTGCTCTTTGAATACCTGTACCACCTGGGTAATAATCAAATACAGTATTTGATGTTATTTGGCTTATTGATGAGCCTGTACCACCTGTAAAATTAACAGGTACATTAATGATTCCAACAGATAATTGACCATTAAATAATCCTGGTATAATAGGTGTTACTGAAGGTGTACCACTTTTAACAAATGTATTTATTGTACCACCTGTTACATATACATTATCAAATCTTGCATATACGGAGTTCCCTGATGAAATAGTTACACTACCACCTGTATATTCATATAATACATTAGAAATACGATATCTACCTAAAGAAACCTTGTATGTTAAACCTGTAAAATATGATAAAATCATACCATTTAATATGGTATCACTATATGCATCAGAAGAAGCAGCTTTAAATTTAGAACCATCATATATTAATACATTGCCAACTGATGGACTACTGGGGTCAATCTCAACAGATTTTACTTGCAATGTACCTAATATATTGGTAGTACCTGAAAGAGTTGCTGTTGTACCTGAATACTGCTTTACTTGGGTTGAAAAATCAGTTTGAGTATTAAAATTACTAGATGGCATTATTTAGTATTTTATGGTGTAATGATGATATTTAATTTATTGTTAATTGGTACAATCAAGGTTTTTTCCTCATTATCTTGTGTGAATGTAAATTTAAATTCACCACTATAAAAACCTACCTTAGAAGTTTCTTTATTTTTAAATTTATATTGTAAAGTAAAATCCGCAAATTCCTTGCAAGTATCATCTTGATTGATAAATTCATTAGTTGGTGTATCAAGATTAATTGTAGCACTTTCATTTAAAATCTTATAACAATCATTATTATCAATCATTGAAAATGAAACAACTGAATTCTTGATTAATTCAAGCAATTCATTATAATTACTAGTCTTGATTGGTCTCAATTCAAGTATGGGCAGTTCGCTATTTTGTTTTATTACAAAATCCATTTTATTTTTTGTTGTAAAATCAAAATATGATGAATTATCTAATACAAATTCAAACATTATTTATATTTCTTATAAATAGAAGATAATATTTGAATTTGTATTATAGTTTACGAATAAACTCTAAGTTGTTGTTTTTGTAAAAGATGGTAAAACTTCAATATCAAGTCTATAATTTAAAGGAACAATAATTGTTTTTTGTTCTCCATATTTTTCAAATATAATTTTAAATTCACCTTTATATTTTCCTATATTTTTTGTATCCTTTTTTGTAAAATGATATTGTATTGTAAAGTCTATTATTTCTCTACAAGTATCTATACCATCATTGATATTATTTGCTTTAGTATTTGTATTTATTATACCTGCTTTATCTTTTATAATAAAACAATTTTTATCATCATACATTGAGAATGTAACACTTGCATTTTGAATAATATTTAATAATTCATTAAAATATTTATCCTTGTATGGCTTTAATTCTAATATTGGTAACTCACTATTTTGTTTTATTGTAAAATCCATATTATTTTAATTTAGTGAAACCATATTTTGTAGAATGAAAATTATAATTTTTCTTAATTTCAGGAAACTGAAGGTCAATATCATACATTCTTAATTTTTGAATCTTACCATAAAAAGAGCCATCAAAATTATCTTTTATTATAGATTTTACACCTCTATTATATAGAATTTCATTTGTTAATGTATAAGAACTTAATCCTGTAAGTTGTATTACATCATATTGACGGAATTTTATTTCATCAAAATAAAAATTATAATAATATGTTATACCTGTAGGATTTTCAAATTTAATAACAGGTGTATATGATGTTAATCCTGTTATTTGAATTGGTGTTACAAAATCAATTGATAAATAAACCCAAGTATTTGCTGATGTGGTTGTTGTGTATGTTGTTGATGATAATATCTCAATTTCATTGTTTAATGGATTTATGAAATCAAAATATATTCCCTTTTCAGAACCTGAATAATAACCATTATTATCATAAAAATAACCATCCAAAATGTATCTTTTATTTGGTTTTATTTCCAAATCATTATCAAAAATTAATAAATTATCTGTATTTGAACTAAATGGTCTTATAGTAACCGTTGATAATGAATCAGGTAATAAATCATAGGTTTCAAAATTATAATTGTCAATATAAAATTTATAACTTTCGGTTATTGCAGTTGGATTTCCAACTTTTATTACAGGTGTATATGATGTTGTTGATGTTAAAGCAGTCGGTGTTGTAAATTCAATTCTTAAATCAACCCAAGTATTTGAAGATGTAGATGTTGTATATGTTATTGATGTTAATACAGTATTATTGTTAGATAATGAAGGTATAAAATCAAAATAAACATTTTTACTTTGCCCACTTAAATAACTATTATCATCATAAAATTTGGTAGATAATGCATATTTCTTATTTGTTTTAATATTTATATTTTCAAATACAAAAATGTTATTTGTTGCTGATGAATAAGTTAAACCTGTTATTATATTCTGTTCAATTAATTTAAAGTTATCAAATCTAAAATTATAAATTGATGGTGGACAATCTTCAAAGTCAACTATAGCTGCTAATGTATATGAAGTGCTACCTGTTATTGCAGAAGGTGTTCTAATTTCTGTTCTTAAAGTATACCAAGTATTAAAAGAATTAGAATCAGTATATGCTGTTTTACCAATAACTTGATTTTCTGGATTTAAGTTCAAGAAATTTAATTCAACATTTTTATGATGACCAACAAAACTAAAAAAATCATTAAATCTTGATTCTATCTGATATAATTTATTTGGTAATATTGTTTTTTGATTTGTAAAACTAAATATTGTATTTGTTGCAGATGAATATGTATTTCCTGTTAAATTTGTATTTCTTACATTTAATACAAATTTTGATGGATTACCTACCTCATTAAATGGTATTGTCTCTAAAGTGCCACCTGAAATATCTATTGTTAAACCTGATGTTACACCACTTGTATGACCACTATTTTCAAATTCACCAAAATTAGCATCATTTATTGTTAATGTATTTGCTGTAAATTGTGTTATAACAAGTGGTTTTAATGAAAGTTTAAGTGAGGAATTTCCTGAATATTTTTCTTGATTTGAAATTTGTAATAAACCATTTATTGTATCACTTGAAACATTTTCAATACTTGTTTCAAATGTTTTTGTTATTGAACTTGAAATAACATAACTAAATCCTGATAAGGATACAACAGGTAATAGATTATAATCTTCAAAATAAATTTCATCAAAATAAAATTTATAATTTTGATTTATACCACTTGGATTTTCAATAAAAATATAAGGAGTATATGAACTATTTCCTGTTATTTGTAAAATAGGTGCATTAATATCAATCTTTAAATCATTCCAAGTATTTGCAGATGTGGTAGTTGTATATGTTAATGATGAAACAACTTTATGTTCTGAATTTAATGGTGGTATAAATCCTATATAAACACCTTTAGTTTCTCCTGATTTATAACTATTATTATCATAAAATTTAGCACCAATAACATATTTTTTATTTATTTGTGGTATAAAACTTGATAATGTCAATAAAGAATTTGTTGTTGAACTAAATGTAAAAGATGTAAATGGTGTAAGAGGATAATTTGTAATTGTAAAATTATCAAAATAAAATTTATATCCTGAACTTATCCCACTTTTATTATAAAGTTTTGCTATTGGTGTATAAGTTGTTGAACCTGTTAATGCGCTTGGTGTTGTAAATGCAAATGTTAAATCAACCCAAGTATTTGCTGATGTGGTAGTTGTATATGTTAGTGAAGAAATTATAATATTTTCAGAATTCAAACCACCTGATATTTCTAATTTAACACCCTTATTTTGACCCGTTAAATAACTATTATTGTCAAAAAATTCAGTACTTAAAAAGTATTGAGTATTTGTTGTTATTGTAAAAGAACTAAATTTAACTAAAATATCTGTGGTTGATGATAAAGTAAACGAACTGAAACTATCTATTTTTTCATAATATAAATAATAATTATCGAAAAAGAATTGATAACCTTGATTATATATTGTTAATGATGTTACACTCTCTCCACTTGTTCCACCTGTAAATATTAAAGTTGTTGTTGATGGTTCTGCTAATTCATCCTCATGGTCAATACTTGTTGAAAATCTATATTTGGTTGCACCTGTAATTACAGCAGGTGTTTTAAATGCAATTTTCAATTGCGCCCAAGTATTGGCAGATGTTGTAGATGTATATGTTTGAGCAGATAAAATAGTAATTTCAGGATTTAATGGAGGGATTGTATCCAAATAAATTCCTTTGTTTGAACCAGTAAAAGTTTGTGCTATATTTTTTGTATAAGCAGAAATATTTATTACATTGCCACTAGAATTTGTACCTGTATAGGCAGTAACAAATGTATTTTGAGTTGACGAAGTAAAATCATAAACATATCCTTCATAATAATAAAAACTATTTGGTAATAATGTTATTTCATCATTAAAATAAAATAGATTTTTATTAACACTAAAGAATGGGGCATAACTATCTTTCTGTGGATATGGTGCTATTCTAAGGCTTACAGAACCACTCAATACAGGTGACAATTCAAAAAAGTATGCTGCCGTATTATTTGTATCAAAATCTAGTGGTGTTAAATATTCAAATGTGCCACTATTTCCATTTGTAATAACATTACCTGAGTAAAGTGTTAATCCTGTGGTAATTGTAATACCTGATGCATCACCAAATAATTTTAATGATGTCGCACTTGAGTAATATTTATTTGAAAATTGTTCTGTGCTTGATGTTAATGTTGCTGCGCTTATTTCTGTAGTAAAACCACTTATACTACCCTCAAAATTATATAATATTGTTCCACCTGATATATATTTAAATATTGTTTTAGTGGATGATGAGGATGCTGAAAGTAATAATGAACTAAAACCTGAAAAAGTTTGTGCTGTTGTTGATGTTATTACAACATCAAGAATATTTGTACTAACTCCACTAGTAGAACCTGATTCAAATCCAATTGTTGTTCCAGTATTAAAAAAGTATGTGTAACTTGTTACATATCCTGACAAATATGTTATAGATGTAATTGGTTCAGTATTTTTTAATTTTAATGAATAATTTCCTGAATATGTTACTGCTGTACTTGATGTAATTATGATATTTAAAACATTACTTGTAACACCTGTTATTATGTTATTTTCAAATGTTCCATTGTTACCATCTAAAAAATAATTTGTATCACCTGTAAGCCTATATCTTTCAAAACTAAATTCATCAAAATAAAATTTATAATCTCTTCTTATACCACTTAGATTATTAAATTTAATAACAGGGATATATGATGTTAATCCAGTAATTGTTTTTGGTGAGAAGAATTCTAACCTTAAATCAACCCATGTATTTGCCGATGTACTTGTTGTATATGTTAACGAAGAAACTATTGTGTTTTCAGAATCTAAATTACCTGATAATGCTAAATAAACACCCTTTGTTTGACCTGTGTTATAACTGTTTTCATCATAGAATTTACCTTTATAAATATATTTTCTGTCAGGAATTAAATTTACTGAATTAAAAATTAATAAATTATCGCCTGTAGCACTAAATGTCAATCCTGAAGTAGAGACAATATTTTGCAAAATAGCAGGTGTATATTGTATCAAAGATACGTCATCAAAATAAAATTTATAATTTGAATTTAAACCACTTGTATTTGCTATTTTTATTGTCGGAAAATAATTTGTATTTCCTGTTATTGCTGAAGGTGTAGAAAATTCTAAATATAAATCTACCCATTTTCTTTTATCAACAGTATTATCATATGTTTTAGATGTTAATATTGTTACTTCTGAATTTAAACTACCTGAAAATGTTAAAAATACAGATTTATTTACCCCCGAATAACTATTATCATCATAAAATTTAGCTGAATAAACATATTTCTTATCAGGTAAAATTGTTATACCTGATATTGGATTAAATAATAAAAGATTATTTGTATCTGATGTATATGGTATTGTTGATGCGCTTGTATTAAATAATTTTAAAGTAGTTGAACATTGATAAGGATGGTCAGCACTAATTTGAACAGATGCATTATATATTTGAGTATTTACATTTGATAAATTATAAATATCACCAATTAAATTTGAACTCAGATTAAATGTTGCTGAAGTTGTTATTGCGGTTGGAATAATGTTCATTGAAAGAATAGAATTCCCCGAAACAAATGTTGTTGTAAAAACATTATTTAAAACATTTGTTGTTATTGCTGTTATAGAGGATGTTATAGTATTTGTATCACCATATTGTATTTGATTTGTACCGCCTGTGATTAATATATTGTATTCATCAAATTTAAAATTATCAAAATAAAACTGATATAATCTTGTTGCTGCTGTTATGTCTTGTAATTTAACTACTGGTGTATATGATGTTAACCTGTAATTACTTGTGGTGTAATAAATTCTAATTTTAAATCAGACCAAACTTTTGGATTATCTGAATATGTTACTGATGTTACTACTATATTTTCAGAATTTAAATTTTCAAAAAATCCAAGAGATAATTTATTATTATAACAATAGAAACTATCATTATCATAAAGTTTTGTATTAAAAATATATTTTTTATTTGCTTTAATTTCTACTTTATCATTAAATTTTAATAAATTTTTGCTTGTAGCAGAACTAAAAGTATATGCAGTATAATCGGTATATGTTAATAATAATGATGTATTACCAGAATAAACTCTTGTTGAACTAGTTGTTATTAAACTATTAAATACATCGCTTGTAACACCTGTTATGCTACTAGATTCAAATGTTCCAAATGTTCCACCGCTAAATAATGTTTGGCCTGTTACTAAATTATAAACATAGCCACTAGTATTTTCTAAAGTATAACCTGTTATATATTCAAAAGTTCTACCTGTAATAATATTCTGTGTATATGTTAATGATGAAATACCATCAACATATGAATGTTTTAATCCCCAAGTACCACCGCCCCAATTTATTGTGAATGGAATGCCAATTTGTTTATCGGATTCAATGCTTAATGGCCTAAACCAAAAGAATTCTTCAGTATTATCCACTTCATGGAATAATTTACCATTTACAAAAATTTTAAATGAACCATCTCTTCTTGGTGTACAATCAAGAAGATTTCCTGAATTATAATCTTTTATTTTTTTACAATATCTAAATGTTGTTACAATATTTGTCCAACCTGTTGTTTCAATTGGATTATCGCTTTTATATTCTGCTGCAAACCCAGATGTAATTAAATATCTTAATGATATTGTTTTATCATCATTGAATTTTAATCCTGCTGCATTATATTCTAAATCTTGAATATAGTTATTTGTATCATAACTTATTTTTGATGTATCGTCATTTGTTCCTGAAAATGCAACATTGAATTTATTTTCAGATTTAGCACCTAAATACAAAAAGAAACCATCTGTAAATGAATTAATATTATCAAATGTATGTTGGTCAATATATAACCAAGTATCTATTGTAAATCCATTTTCGGTTCTGTATTTTGCAAGTTGATAGTTTTTACCATCTAATTTAAAAAATGTACTTAAATAACCTCCAGATAGTGATAATGAATTACCTTGAGTTATTCCCGTATTTAATTGTATCTGTGGAAATGTAGTATTTCCTTCTGAATCATTATATCCCAATCTTTGAAGGACTAGGTTTCTATCTCTTCTTGTAAAAGTTTTTGTTTCTGTTAAAGATGTTGCAAGACCAAAATCGTACATTGTTTGACCATATCCTGTTAAGGTAAGGTCAGACAAGATATAATTTTCCCAAAATGTTAAACTAGTTACAGAAAATCCTGCATTATTGTCAAATGACTTTATATTTGAAATGTCAAAATCAAATATAATGTTATCTTTGGTAAGTCCTGTATTATTGAATATCATTCTATTTTATATATAAATAGAAAAATATTCAAAAAATGACATAAGTATTTAGTTTAATTTTGAAATTCTATGAAAGAATTTCCATTTTCATCTTTATCAACCATAATTAGGTAATCAGGATTGATAATATCACCATATGCATGCTCAATAATTAGAATTTTATCAATATCTTGTTTTACTTTTGTCATTAGATTGATAAAATTGAAAGCATTTCTTTCAGAGAGTTTTCCAAAGAGTTCATCAAGTAAAAGAATATTTGGTCTTGACCTGTTATTCATATATCTTAATGCAAGTCTAAGACAAATACAAGCAAATACCCTTTCCATTCCTGACCCTGAAATAACATTTTGAATAATTTCAGGAGTATCTTTCTTTGACATTTGATATATTAAATCATTATCAAAAAATACATTGAAGTCAATATCTTCAGTATAACCTTGAAGATACATATTTACTTTTGGAATAAGTTTCTTTAATAGTGAAGTTGGAATGCCTTCTCTGTGAATACAATTCTGATATTCTTCTCTGATTAATTCTTGTCTTTGTTGCTCTAGATATTTCTCAATTGTGTCATTATAGTTTTTAATTTCATTTTTAGCAAAATCAATATTATAATTAAATTGATTAACTTCCTTTACATATAATTCTTTTTCTTCTTTAAATTCTTGAACTTTTGTTTTATAAGTATCAATTTTAGATTGAATCTTTTTATTTTCTTCAACATAAACAACATTTATATCATATTTTGAAAGTATATCATTTTTTTGAGAAATCTTTAATTCAATATTTTCAATAAACATTGGAATATTATCATATTCCTGTTTGAATTTATTTCTTTTTTCAATCTCTTTAACGATTAATTCAATCTTAGCAATTTTCTCTTTTACTTTTGTGATTGAAACACTTTCATTATTAACCTCATCTTCAAAATCTTTTATTGATGCCTTTTTATTTTCAATAATTAATTCTTTATCTTTAATTTCTTCTTTAATTTTAAAAATAATATCATTGCAATCATTTATTAAAGTTTTATATTTATTTTCATATAATTTATTTTCAATTTCTTTATTTAAGTTTTCAATCTTTTCCTTGATTACTTTAATTGCATTTTTATCCTTCTCACGATTACAAGTAGGACATATTTTACTATTTTCTAAACTATAGATTTCTTTTTCTATTACTCTTTTATCTATGTCAATACTTGCTTCAATTCTAGAAAGAGTTAATGTTTCTTTATGTATTTTACCATTTAAAATACCAATATCATTTGTAATATCATTAATTTCTTTATTTAAATCTTTAATTTGATTGTTTTTTGAAATTAACCAACCATTAAATGAATTTGATTTATCCTTTAAAGAATTATAAAGTTCTTCATCCAAAACAAACTTATTGAGTTCTTCAATTTGTTTTAAAAGGTCTTTTTGCGACCTTTTTCTTTCTTCTTTATCATTAATAAGTTTATTAATTTCATTTTTAACATCAACAATATTAAGATTAGTTATTTGAGAATCAATGGGTTTTAATGACTTAATTGTATTTTCAACATGAATTTCTCCATTTGAAATTCTTTCATTTAAAACTTCTATTTTATTTTTTCTGTCATCAATATTTATCTTATTTTCTTCAATAATAATTTTTGCATCCTCAATAAGTTGATTATATTTATCAACAGAGATATTTAAAAGACTTTCTTTTTTGTATTCATTCTTTTTATAATCTTTGAATGCGTTAAGTTTCTTTTCAAAGATGTCAAGACCTGTATCTCTAAGAATTGAATCTAAGAATTTTGCATGGTCAGTTGTGAGAATATCATTAAGCGTATCTGCATTAATCAATGATTTTGTAATAAACTCATCAAAATCACCAATTGATTGTTCGATTAGTCTTTGTGTATTAACTTTGTCCTGTTCTGATAAATTATTCTCATCAATTATTTCATTATTTGAATCTAATCTATTGAAATATGTTTTAGTTGAGCAAGAAGTTATTTCATTATGTGTCTTATTCCACTTTCTTTCAGTTCTTCTTCTAATGGCATAGTCTTCTCCATTGATTTCAACAATTAATTGAACTTCTGAGTAATCTTTTTGATTATTGCTGTTGATAAATTTATTATCTCTGTTCTTCTCTTTTTTGAGAGTATCAAAGGTAGTACCATAAAGACCATATGTAACTGAATTTAAAATATTTGAATTGTGAACTAATATATTATTTGCGTAGTATTGACCAACTCCTTCAACTTGAATATCAACTAAGTCTTCATAAACATGAGAATTTAGTGAAATATATTTAATATCCTCTAAACCATCTTTTGTTTGTACTTTAATTTGACCAAATCCATATCTTAACTCTTCTAAAGTTTTGAATAATTTTAAGTCGGTCCTAAATAAATGTTTATTTGAAACAGATATACGTTTACCCTTTTCAGTTTCAAGAGTCCAATATTGAGAATTTTTTGCTGTTACACCATAAGAAAGTATTTTTGAAAAACCGAATGGTGATTCAACTTCAATATTTAATTCAGTAAGTAATTCTTTTAAGAATTTTAAATTTTCAATTTTTATCTGTTTCTCTTTCATTTTCAATGATTTTAAATATTTCAATAATATTTGTTATTCTATTTTTAGAATCAAGATTTTTCTTTTCAGGGTCAAAAAGAATAATTTTTGTATTATCAAAAGATAGTTCTGATAATTTTGGATTTGCAGTTAATATATAATCAAATTTATCATCAACATATTCCATAAACTTATTGTAGAATCTAATTTCATCAAAATAAAATGATGCTGAAAAGTTTGATATATAAAAAGCAGTAAGACTTCTCATCTTAACACCCTCTCTTGAAATAATAACAATTCTAAAATTATTATCTTTCAATTCAGGATATAGTTGATTTAATTCTGCTATTACTTCTTTTGAAGGTAGTGTTGATTTTCCAAACAATTCATATGAATATTGAAAAATAAAATCTTCTAATTCATTCTCTTCAAAAGTGAATGATAGTAATGGATTAAAAGGGTCGATTGGTTCTTTAATATTTCTATCAGCAAATTCAATTTGATAATATGTTTGAAATTTTTTTATAAAATCTCTAAGTATACCGTTTACTTCAATTGCAAAAGTTTTCATTTTTTTGTCTTTTAACAAATATAAAAGTTTTTGTCGTATTTTAGTTGAAATATTAAAAAATAATGAACAGACTAGAAAAATTAAATGAATTGCTAAATAATGTTAGTAGCAATAATTACAACATTTATTTGTATGTTCCTTCTATTCCTGACACAGTTTATGCGATGGCAGTAGAGGAAATATACAATATCTGCCTTTTCTTGAGAAAAAACAATTACAATGCATTTTTGATTACAGGTGAAGATGAAAAAGACTCTGAATTTAAAATCCCTGCTTTTCTTAATGAAGAATTAAGAGCATTACCACACCTTTCACCAAAGAAAGATAATATCTCAGTTTCTGCAAGTGATATAATGATTGTGCCTGAATTCTTTGTCAATGTAATGCATCAAATTTCTGATGCTAAGATTCAATGTGAAAAGATTGTTCTTTGTCAATCTCAAACTTATATGCTTGATTCTCTACCACCAAATCATACTTGGGCTGCTTGGGGATTCAATACCATTCTTACAACATCTGACCAACTTAAAGAATTTATTCAAAGAAATAGTAGAGTAAATTATAACATTGAAACTTACACTATTGGTATTCCTGATTATTTTAAACCAAAGAAAATCAAAAAACCAATTATTATGTATTTTTCAAGAGAGGATGCAAATATTAAGAGGTTATCAAAGATTTTCTTTATGAAATATCCTGAACTTTCTTGGGTTTTATTTGAAAGGGTTCAAGGTGCTGAAAACTTTTTAACAAGAGAACAACTTGCTGAAAAAATGGGTGAAATTCCTGTACTTCTCTGGCTTGATAAGGATGCAGGTTTTGGTACACTTCCACTTGAAGCAATGAAGAGTGGTGCTGTTGTAGTGGGTATGATTCCTGAGATTGAAAAGAATTATACAAAGAAAGATGATACGGCAATTTGGTCAAACTCAATTGAAATTCTTGCTGAACAACTTGGTGTTGTTATTAAAGAATGGATGGTTGATAATATTCCATCAGTTGTTTATGAAAACATGGAAAAGATTACAACTGATTATACAGTTGAAAATCACGAAAAAACACTAATCTCTGCTTTTTCAAATATTATTGAAAGAAGAAGAACTTTAATCGAGCAAACTATAGAAAATATTCAAAATGAAAAATAATACATTAGATTTAACAGTAATCATTCCAATTAATAAATTGGAAAATGATTTGGATAAACAACTATTTGGTGAAGCAATCAAATCTGTTTTTAATCAAAACAATAGTATTTTACCAAAAGAAGTAATTGTTATTACAAATACAGAAACAAGTAAATTAATTGATTTTAAAGAATTTGACTCTGTTAGATTTGTAATCAATGATGAAACTTCTGATAATGTTCAATCACAGATTAATAAAGCTGTAGCTGAAGTTAAAACATCTTTCTTTATGGTGTTAGATTCTGATGATGAACTTACAAACTTCTATATGTCAAATCTATCAATACATATGGAAGAAATGACAAATGTGGATATGTTCTTGCCTTTAATTGCTGATGTAACTCTTGATAAAAAAATTCATCGCTATATTAATGAAATTTGTTGGGCAAAGGATATGACCAATGATAGACATGGTTTTCTTACAATGGAAACATTGATGAATTATAATCTTGTATCAATCAATGGTGCTGCGATTAGAAAAGAAAAATTTGAAGAAGCAGGTGGTTTGAAGGAATCTATGAAACTTAGTTTTGTTTATGAATTCCTAATGCGTTTTACAAATATTGATGGTATTGCATATGCTGTTCCTAAGATTGGTTATTTAAGAAAGATGGGCAGAGAGAATTCATATCTTGCTCAACAAGCTGAGATGGAACTTGATGAGGTTACTTTTTGGTGGAATCTAGCTAAAAAAGAATATGTTTGGCCTCATGATAGAAATAAACCATATGTAAAAAAGCAAGAAGCACCGATTATCTAATAATGGTAGAGGAAGTAAAAAAGGGTAGGCGTGGCAGAAAAGCAAAACCTGGGTCTATTAAGGAGTATTTTACTGATGTAACAGAAAAGGCTATTATCAAGTATAATAGCCCTGACTGTTCATTGGAAGAAAAAAATGAAATATATGAGAAAGAAATCCATAAGGCTCTTAAAAAACTTGCATATTTTACTGCTAAATCTTACTTTTTATATTTTTCTAAGCGTTATACGATAGAAGATATGGAAAATGACCTTTTGATTTTTGCCTTCAATAACCTTCATATGTTTAATCCCGAAAAGATTAATAAACATGGTGTAAAATCAAAGGCATTTTCCTACTTCTCTACCATTTGTAAAAATGAAGCAAAACACATATCTGAGAGAAATTTTAACCAAGACAAATCAAGTGATGATGTAGTTGAAAATATAGATTCATTTGAAAGGAACATAAACCTATCATATAAAATAAATGAAAATCTTGATGAAGATAATGATAATAATTATATTAAAATTGTTTTCTTGGGGATGTGCAATGAAATTAAAAATAGAATAGAATCTGATAAAACTTTAAAAGAAATTGATGTAAATATTGGTTATTCTTTGATTTCTATAATTGAAAATTTTAAATATATTAATGAACCAACTGAATCAAAAATGAGTTTGTTCTTTATTAATAATAAAGTTACAGACATGATTTGTGAAATAACAAATAATAGATATAAAAAGCAAGAGATTAAGAAGTCATTGAAATCATTTAAGTGTTTATATCAAAAACTTAAAGATGACTATAATTCATTCTGAGGTTTATTACTAGAACAACCACAATCCTTGGTCCTTGATGTGTTTTTCCATACAAATACAATAAGAGCAGAAATACTACTAATCCAATAATTAGTAAAAAAATATTGTAATCCAAAAAAAGTTAAAAGTGGGTATAACATGGCTATTTATTATAAATAGAATATAATGGATGAATTTAATATGTATGCAGATTTCATAACTGATAATAGTTTTGCAACTGTACCCTTTTTAAAAATACCTGAGACCGATGATGATGCATATGTTGAATGGACAGTTGGTAGTCGTTTAGATAAGATTGCATTTATATACTATAATAATGCAGCATTAGGTAAATTTATTTTATTGGCTAATCCAGAATATATATCAGAGGCTGACTTTAATGTTGGTGATATTATTCGCATACCATTGCCAAAAGAAAATATGTTTAACTTTGTTCGTAGCAGAATAGCACAATCAGAACTTTTTTAAATCTTTTCTCCTTGATATCTACTCTTAATAAATTCTATAAATGCTTTTCCTGTTGATTCGGCATTTTGTAACTGATTGTAATCATTGGGATTAACATTATCATATTGATACTTTAAACCACCCTTTACAAATGTTACTTGTAAAGTATTATTTGTTGTATTATATATTGTTGATAAAATGTTTGATGATTCATAAGTTGCTTCAATGATTCCATCTTCTTGTTTTACGTTTGTTGTCATAAATTTAGTAATTCTTCGTGTAGTTCTGATATATTATCAAAAGTTTTATTGTTTTCTATATTAAATTTTACTTTTAAATCTTCAATTAAATTATCACTTGGTTTTTGAATCTCCATCAAAACATCAGTTCTGCCCTTTCTTTTGATAGCATCATCAATTTTATCAAGTTCATTGGTTGTTATGATAAATATAACATCATTTGGCGTATAAATCCCATCCAATACATTTAAAATGCAAGAAAGTGATATTTTTACATCAGAATCTTTCTTTTCATCTTTCCTATTGATATCATCCAATAAACAATCAATATCTTCGAATAATACAATTGATTTTTTGGGTCTATCAGAAATCAATGCAATCAGATTTGCATCTGTCATATCTTTTGATAGATTAACAGCCATTATATCTCTTTTGGTATAGTTTGATATACCTAATGACAATGATGATTTACCTGTTCCTGGAGGTCCATAGAATAGATATGTTCTTTTATATCTAATACCATATTTATCATATTTTTCTTTTGAGCAATTAAATCTATCTAAATCTTTTTTAAGGAATTCAGATACATTATTATCAAGATAAATATTATCAAATGTCTTGTTTATAACCTTACCTGCACATCTAATTTCACCATTAAAGTTATAAAAGTATTTTATATATTTATTACCATATGTTATATCAACATAATCCATTAATTCTTTCAAAATAGACTTATTCCAACAAAAAATCATAAACATATGTTTATTATTCTTATATGGTGTCATACTATTTTGTATATTTTCAGCATTTTTCAATACTAAGAACCTATTTCCTTTAAATTTAAAGTAAATAAATCCTGAGTTATAAAACATATTAACGTCAAAGTTATCTGAACTTATAAAATTATCATATAATGTCCTATAATAAAGATTTTTAATAGAACTATTTTTTTCTGATAAAACAAAGTTTTGAAAAGAATAAAAGAAAAAAGAACTTTCTTCAATTTTCATTGAACAAATAATCCTATCTCTTAATGTAGTTAATACAAAAACAAAAAATTGTTTGAAGTAAACTAATGTACCTCCAAGAATGAGTGTTATTAATACTGTGTTATCCATTTTATTTTAAAAATTCAGGTAAATATCCAAGTTTTGCAATTATTTCTTCTTCATTGTATCTAATATTAATCTTTGTTTCAGGATGAACACATTTGCCAACCTGATTCTCACCAAAAATTTGAATAATACCATTCTTATCACTTAAATCAAGTTCATATCTTTCTCCATGTGACTTGAAATTATCTAATACAATTTTCTTTATTTTCCAATCGTAGAATTGATTCTCAACATCTTTCTCAATGAGTGAACTAATTTCACTATCAAGTGTTAAAACATCATTAATAAAGTCTTCATTATGATTCTTTGCCTTTAAGAAACTAATGAATTCTTGTCTTACACTATCATTGTTGTTTAAATCAATAGTTTCATCAAATTGTTTAATCTTTAATGATTTATTTAAAATCTTTGATTTATCAAATTTAATTGTGGCGAATTCGCCATATTTAGATTCTAAATACTTCTTAAT